TCATGGCGGGCCGAGTACCACGCCACCGGCGAGCTTGCCGCCGTGCAGTACGGCGAGGACACGGGCTGGTCCTTCTGGAGCGAGGGCGACAGCAAGGTCGTCGACATCCTGGACATCAACCTCTCGGGGGCCAGCCTGAAATGAACAAGTTCCTGACCTGGTTCAAGGGTGCGTTCGCCTGGGGAAAGACGACCTGGGAGAAGGTGCCCGAGGAAGACCGCAAGAAGGCTATCGAGGCCGGGACCAAGGCCGCCAAGAAGCTCATGGAGAAGAAGAAGTGACCACCCCAGCCCGCCGCCACTACGTCCCTCACGACGCTCCGCTCAAGCGCTGGGCGATCCGCGGCACGCCCCTCTTCGCCCCGACCTGGGACGAAGAGGATGGTCGCTACTGGATGATGTGCCTATCGCCGCTGCGCTTCGATCTCCTGGATCGTGGCCAGTCGGTGTTGCTCGAGCCCGGCTATTTGACGGACGGGAACAGCAAGCCGCGCGCGGCATGGACGGCGGTCGGCGACCCGTACAGCGGACGCGACCTGATCCCGGGCGTCTTCCACGATGCCGCCTACGAGGCTGAGCTGTTCGACCGCGCCACCTGCGACTGGCTGTACCTCGACTTCCAGCAGGACATGGGCGTCTCCTGGTCCCGCCGCAACACCAACTACAGCGGCGTGCGCGCCGGCGGCTGGCTGTATGCCTGGCGCCACCACACGCCCGAGTCGGTAGCCGAAGCCCGCCGCCAGGTGCGCCTGGTCGCCATCGACGCGGAGCCGAATTTCCCGGCCACGATCATGGTGTCCCACGCGCCGACCTCCCTCAGTCAACTCAACGCCCACTCGGGGAAATGGTAATGGCACGTCCGCGCAACAACATCACCAGGCTTCCGGCGGGGATCCGCCTCCGGATCTGCGAGCTGCTCGACGACGGCGCGACCTACGATGCGATCCGGGCCGACGCCGAGATCGCCGCCGCGTGCCAGGGCATTGAGCTGCACAACTCCACCTTCGGCGCCTACCGCGAGTCCGCGGAGTTCGCGGAGTTTTGCGAGCGTCGCCGGGCCTGGGCCGACGAATCCGACCGCGACCGCATGGCGGCGGCGATGATCAATGCCGACGGAGGCCTGCGCGACATGACCGATGTCGCCGCCTACGAGCTCGTCCGCAAGGCCATGGACCAGATCAAGCACGGCGAGCTCGCCCCCCGCGACCTCGCCTCCCTCGGCAAGGTCCTCAAGGACGCCGTCTCCCGCGAGTGGGAGAAGGAACGCGCCCTGCTCCTGGCCAAGATCGCCGAGCTGTCGGTCACCATTTCCAATCTCACCGGCGGGAAGCGTTCCTCCGGCGGGCTTTCCGACGAGGCCATTGAGGAGATCGAACACAAGGCGAAGCTGCTCTGATGGATACCGTCACCAACATCCGCCCCGCCCATGTTCCCGCGAAGTTCGCGGGGCGCTGCAAGGTCTACCCGACACGGGACGCGCTGCTCCTGCCCTACCAGGAGCGCTGGGTGCTGGACGATTCCCGCCTCAAGCTCATGGAGAAGGCGCGCCAGATCGGCATCTCCTGGGCCACCGCCTATGCGCTCGTCCGCCGCAAGGCCCGCAAGGGGGCCGTCCTGGACGCATGGGTGTCCAGCCGCGACGAGACCCAGGCAAGGCTGTTTCTTGAAGACAGCAAGGCCTTTGCCGCCATCCTGCATGCGGGCGGCAAGGACCTGGGAGAGCGGGTGGTCGACGATCAGGGGAACTCCGCGTTCATCCTGGCCCTGGCCAACGGCCTGCGCATCCACTCCATGAGTTCGAACGCCGACGCCCAGGCGGGCAAGCGCGGCGACCGCGTCCTCGACGAGTTCGCCCTCCATCCCGATCCCCGCAAGCTCTACACCATCGCCTATCCGGGCATCACCTGGGGCGGCCAGCTTGAGATCGTCTCCACGCACCGGGGCAGCGCCAACTACTTCAACGAGCTGGTCCGCGAGATTCGCGAGCGCGGGAACAAGAAGGCGTTCAGCCTCCACCGCGTCACCCTCCAGGACGCGCTAGACCAAGGATTCCTGTTCAAGCTCCAGGCCAAACTGCCGCCCGACGATCCCCGCCAGGAGATGGACGAGGCCGCCTACTTCGACTTCATCCGCTCCGGCTGCGCCGACGAGGAGAGTTTTCTCCAGGAGTACATGTGCGCCCCGGCCGACGATGCCGGAGCGTTCCTGTCCTACGATCAGATCGCCGCGTGCGAGTATGGCACCGGCTTTTCCTGGGAGGCCACTTTGGCCGAGCTCGCCGCGTGCGCAAACCCGCTCCATGTGGGCGTGGACATCGGCCGCACCCATGACCTGACGGTCATCTGGGTGATCGAGAAGGCTGCCGGGCGCGGATTGACCCGCAAGGTCGTCACCATGAAGAACGAGACCTTCGACGCCCAGGAGGCCGAGCTCTATCCGATCCTCGCCCTGCCCAAGGTCCGCCGCTGCTGCATCGACAACACGGGCATCGGTCGCCAGCTCGCCGAGCGTGCCCAGCAGAAGTTCGGGACCTACAAGGTCGAGGCCGTCACCTTCACCGGTCCGGTCAAGGAAGAGCTCGCGTACCCGCTCAAGGCCGCATTCGAGGACCTCAACCTGCGCATCCCGTGCAGCCCCGAGATCCGCGCCGATCTGCGCGCCATCCGCAAGGAGACCACCGCCGCCGGCAACATCCGCATCACCGCCGACCGGGGCAAGGGGGGGCACTCAGACAGGTTCTGGGCACTGGCCCTGGCCTGGCACGCGGGTGCCACCGGCGACCTCGGCCCCTGCCGTGCCGAGCCCGCCAACGCCGCCAACGAGACGCGCGCCGACGGCGGTCCCGACAACTCCGCCGCCGACGATCCCGACCGCCAACCCGCCTGGAGCTACTGATGCTGTACGATCCCCAAGGCAGGCCCATTCCCGAAGCTCCGGCCGTCGCTCCGGCCACGGGCCGCACGTGCATTGCCGAGCCGGCGGACCGCCGTGACCCGGACGTGTCGCGCGGCCTCACCCCGACCAAGGTGGACGCGATCCTGACGGCGGCCAACTCCGGCGATCTGGCCGACCAATCCCGCCTCGCCTTCGAGCTTGAGGAGAAGAACTGGGACATCTCCCAGGCCATCCAGACCCGCCGCCTGGCGGTCCTGGGGATTCCCTGGACGATCGAGCCCGGAGACGACACCCCCGCCGCCGCCAAGGCCGCCGAGCTCCTCGCCGCCGAGCTGGCCGCAACCGGCCACCCGAACGAGGGCATTGATTCCTTCTCCGAACTGCTCAACGACCTGCTCTCGGCGCTGCTCCCCGGGTTCGCCGTCTCCGAGATCGTCTGGGGTCCGGGCGGCACCATCCTCGGGTTCGCATACATCGACCAGCGGCACCTCTCGTTCCGGGATTCCCTGTCCACGCCTCGGCTGATCACCCGCGACGCTCCCCAGGGAATCGAGCTGCCGCCCCGCAAGCTGGTGATCCACCGGCTGCGGCGGCGCGGTCCGGACGTGGCTCGGGCCGGGCTCATCCGGCCGCTGGCCTGGCTGCACTGCTTCGCCAACATCAACATCAAGGATCTGCTCAGCTTCATCGAGCGCTACGGCATGCCCTTCGTGGTCGCCAAGGTCGACCAGGAGAGCTGGACCACCGAGCGCAACGTCCTGCGCAGCCTGATCCGGAATTTTGGCCCGTCGGGCGGCGGCCTCTTCACCAAGGCCATGGAGATCGAGCTGCTGCAAGCCGCCAACAACACCGGTGACGTCTACTTCAAGCTGCTCGACTATCTCGCCCAGGCCATCACCAAGGTCGTGCTCGGCCAGCTCGGCACCTCCGGCGAGGGCGGCTGGTCCAACAACGGCGCCCAGTCCCAGGTCCGCCAGGATATCCTTGAGGGCGACTGCACCGCCCTGGCGACCACCGTCAACTCCCAGCTCGTCGCCGTCTGGGCGGAATTCCGCCTCGCCGACGGCGTCGCCGCTCCCGTGTTCACCTTCCATTCCGAGCCCCCGGAAAACACCAAGTCCCTGGCCGAGACCTTGTCCCAGCTCAATACCGCTGGCCTTGAGGCGGATGCCGAGGAAATGAGCAACCGGTTCGGGTTCAAGCTGACCCGTCGCCCGCAACTCCCCGCCTCCATGCCGTTCTCTTCCCGCTCCCTGCCGCTGGCCGCCGAGGAACTGGACACCGACGTCCTGGCCGATGCCGCCGCCGCCGAGTTCGAGGCCTCCGGGCGGGCGGACAAATGGGGTGCGAAGTTCGCAGGCCGCCTCGCGGAATTCGCAATCTCCGAGGATGACGACGATGACATCCTGGATCAGTTCGACAAGTTCCCGGGAGACTTCCTGGACGATTTCGACTCCTCCCACCTGGCCAAGGCCGGCGAGGACACATCTTATGCGGCGGCGGCCACCGGCATGGCCGACTCGGCCCAGCGGATCAGAACGGCACGGCCAACCCAGGTCGGGCGTCAACGGAGGGTTTCCCTCCGATGACCACAGCCCTCAATGGACCCGTCACCTATGACGCCGCAAACCGGTGGCTCGCCGGCCGCGCCAACGTAGCCACGAAGATGGGCAGCAAGGAGCTGGCCCTCTCGAAGGACTTCCCGCCCAAGGTCCGTGCCCATTGCTTTTTCTCGGCGAAGGTCGCCGAGGCCCGCGTGGTCGAAAAACTCCGCGAGGTCTCCGACGCCTACACCAAGGGCGAGATCGGCCTGGCCGAGGCCCGCACCGCCGTGAAGCAGTGGCTCGGCAAGCAGCCCCCGCCGACCCAGCGCCTGGCCGACGACGTCGCCCGTGCCAAGACCCCGCCCGCAGGCGTCTCCGAGGAGGAGTGGCTGGCCCGCCGCGGCATTGCGAACATCGCATCCACGGCCCGCCTCAACCTCGTCCTCCGCCAGAACGCCGCCATTGCCGCCGCCGTCGGCCGCCGCGAGTTCGACCTCGATCCCGACATGGTCGAGCGCGAGCCCTACTACCGCTACATCGCCACCCAGGACGGACGTGCCCGCGACGGACACGCCGCCCTCCACAACCTCGTCCTCCCCAAGGATCATCCCTTTTGGGACACGCACACTCCCCCCTGGGAGTTCGGCTGCCGATGCACCATTGAGGGCTGCGACGAGGATGAGGCCAAGGCCCTCGGCGTGGGCAACGCCAAGCCGGAGACGGGCCGCGGCCGCGAGGGGTACGCCGTCGTCCACCAGGGCCGATCCCTCGCCATCACCCCGCCCAAGAGCGGGTTCGTGTTCGATGTCAAGGAGGCGTTCGAGACCTGCGACATGAGCCGCGTGCGCAGCATCCCCATGCGCCAGGCCGTCATCGAGCGCATGGCCTCGTTCGCCCGTGAGAATCCGGGTTGCAGGGTGCGATGCATTCCCTCCGCCGCAGCGTCGGCGACGATCCCCGTCGCCGGCGATCCGGCGGCGGCGGCCGCATTCATCCGCCGCCAGGCTGCGGGCTTCGCGGAAAGCGGCAAGATCGGCGCCGACAAGATCGTCCTCGGGAACCTCTCCCGGGAGATTGCCGACGGCATCGGAATCAAGGCCGGCAAGATCGCCTTGGAGCCAGGAACCGCCGGTCGCTATGGACTGGCGCACCAGGCCAAAGGGCATGCCGCCGAGCTGGCCGATGGCCGGTTCGAGCAGGCGATTGCCGAGACGGTCTTCTCGCCGGGCGTGCGCCCGTCGGTCCAGATGGTTGGGAAGCGCGCCTATCTGAACCTGTGGAACAGGAAGACAGGCGCATTCACGACCATGGAAAACGTCGGTGGCGACCGGGAGAGCTGGCAGATCGTATCCGCTCACTATCCCGGGGATGTCCACGCAGAACTGAATGGGGTCATGACCAAATGAAAAAACCGTTGCAGCCACGACTTGCACGTGACGTTTCCGGCGTTTGCTCCCCAGCCTCGACCGGGGCCACCGGCGTCCTAACTACCTTGGACGACGCAACGGTTCCTGTACGCATCCTATCCCGCACCGAAGGAAAAGTCAAGTGAAGAACCGCAAATTCAGCGAATTTCGCAACGCCCTTGCGGCGGCCCTGCCGGATGCCTGCAACGCCGTTGCGCTGGGCGTGCAAGACCTGGGTGCGATGGCGGGCGGACTGCCACAGGCCATAGAGCGCGACGCCTCCGGCGTGCCGTTCGCCTGGCGTTTGTTCCCGGTCGGCCGCACCGAGATCACCCGCAACGGCAACGAGCGGATCGTCCTCGACTTCACCCCGGAGATGTTCCAGGAGATCGTCGGCTACTTCCAGGAGAAGGGCGGCAAGATTCCCCTGGACAGCCGCCACTTCCTCTACCGCCTGGCCGAGAAGTTTGGGGTGGACGAGTCCGAAGTCCTGCGCCTGCTACCCTACGGGCGCGGCACCTTCGGCTACGCCGACCTGGAGCTGCGTGACGATGGCCTCTGGGCCGTCAACGTCGAGTACGTCCCCCTGGCCCGCGACCTTATGGCCGAGGGCATCTTCCGCTGGTTCTCCCCCGTCCTGCGCGGCTTGGCCGACGGCCGCCTCCGGATCACCAGCGTGGCATTCGAGAATGAGCCCGCCATCAACAACCTCGACGCCATCGCCGCATCCGCCGACACGAAACCCCGCACCCTCACCCTCGCCGAGATCGGCCGCGCGGTCGACGCCATCGCCGCCAGCGCGAATCAGATATCCCGCAACCGCCACCCGAAAACCGAACCCGCAAAGGAGAAGTCCGTGAAGAAGCTGCTCACCGCTCTCGCCGGGCTCCTGGGGATGGACAGCCTGTCCCTCGGAGCGGACCAGGACGCGCCGGAAGGCGTCGTCGAAAAGATCGAAACCCTCAAGAACGAACTGCCCGGCCTGCGCAAGGTCAAGTCCGCCGCGGACTCGTTCCTCGGCGCCGTGCGCGATACCCTCGCGCTGGGCGCCGACGCCGACCTGAACGCCGCCCAGGGCGCCATCCTCGGCCTCGCCGAGAAGGCGCGCCAGGCAGACGGTCTCAAGACCCGCGTCGACGCGCTCGAACTGGCCGCCGAGACCCGCAAGCGCGACGAGCTCATCGAGCAGGGCCGCACCGCCGGCAAGCTGACCGACGGGCCGCAGCTCGAGTGGGCCAGGAAGCAGGACTCCGTTGCGCTCGGCGCGTTCCTCGCCGTCGCCCCGGTGGTTGTCCAGGGCCGGATCGACCGGACCCATGTGACCGCCCCGGACTCCGTCGCCCTGAGCGCGTCCGACCGCGAGGTCTGCAAGCTCATCGGCATCAAGGAGGCGGATTTCCTCGCCACCAAGAAGGCCAAGGCCGAAGCCGGCAAGTAGCCGCAACCTCAACCAACCCCATCAACCAGGTTCCTGAAACCCAAAAACAACGAGGAAGAAGATGAGCAAGACTCCGGAAATCAAATCGACCTCCCCGGTCGCCGTGTTCGACATCGCCTCTGGCGAGACGGCCACCGAGGGTCATCTCGCGTGCCTCGACGCCTCGGGCGACTGCCTCAACGCCGAGGACGCCACCGGCCTGACCGTCGCCGGGCGCTTCGAAGCCGTCCGCGACACCGCCGAAACCGCCGAGATCAAGGACGGCGTGTTCCGCCTCACGAACTCGAGCACCAACGCCTTCACCCGCGCCGACCGCGGCTCGGTCGCCTACGTCGAGGACAGCGAGACCGTGTCCTCCGATCCCGGCACCTACGCGGTGATCGCCGGCCTGGTCGTGGACGTGGACGATGACGGTGTGTTCGTCGACACCCGTGCCCCCGCCCGCGCCGCCGCGCAGGCCCTGCATGACGCCGGCAGCGCCTCCCAGTCCGCCATGGTCACCCCGACCACCTCCGCCCTGACCCTCACCGCGATGACGGGCACGGCCAACACGGCTCCCGCCGCCGAGACCAACATCGACGCGCTGACCGTCACCGCGATGACCGGCACGGCCAACACCGCCCCCGCCGCCGAGACCAACACGACCAACCTGACCGACAACGGCGGCGGCACCGCCGACGGCACCGTCGCCGCCCAGGCCGCGCCGGTCACGCTGACCGACAGCACCGGCAAGGACGCCACCCACGACGACACCGTCGCCGCGGCGACGCCGGCGGCGGCGATCACCGACAGTTCCGGCGGAGTCGATCCCGCCAACGACACCATCGCCTCGATCACCAACTCGGCCAACGCCGGCAGCGCCGACCTCGCGCCGACCACCGCCGCCATCGCCCAGTTGGCGGCCAAGCTGAACACCACCAGCACGGCGTTGGCCGTCCTGCTCCAGAACGACAGCGACCTGGCCCAGAAGGTCATCGAGCTGGCCACCCTGGCCGGCGTGGCGCAGAACAACCTCAAGGAGGTCACCACCGAGCTGGCCACACAGCGGGCGCTGAACACGGTGCTGATCAACGACGCCAAGTCGTTCGCCACCGAGCTGAACCTCCAGCAGGCGCTCAACGTGGTGCTGATCAACGACGCCAAGACGTTCGCGACCCAGTTGAACGCCGCCAAGGTCGACCTCGCCGCCATCATCGCCGTCCTCAAGGCCCAGAACATCATGGCCTCCGCCTAACCGTCAAAACCGCATCGGCCGGGGGCTTCCCGGCCGGGCAAGAAAGGAAAGCATCCCATGGACCTCACCCGAGAAAACCTGGACTCGTTGTTCACCGGGTTCGACACGGCCCTCAACGAGGGGCTGGCGCAGGCCGACCAGAGCCACCTGAAGTGGTGCATGGTCGTCCCGAGCAAGGGCGCCCTCGAGGCGTATCCGTCGATCCTGGTCACCGGCACCATGCGCGAGTGGGTCGGCCCCCGCCTGATCAACGATCTCGACGGCAAGATGATGAAGGTCATCAACCGCGACTTCGAGCACACCGAGCGCGTCAAGCGCAACAACATCAAGGACGACCTGGTCGGACTCTACCCGCCGGTCTTCCGCGCCATCGGCATCAACGCCAACAACCTCTGGCCGCGCCTGGGCACCGAAGCCCTGACCGACCAGACGGCGCTGTGGGTCGACGACAAGACCTTCTACATCTCGACCAGCAGCGGCGCCAGCGCCCGGCGGCTCGGCAAGAGCGGCGTCATGGTCAACAAGACCACCAATTCCCTCTCTGAGGCCAACTACGAGACCGCGCGCAGCCTCATGATGGGGTTCCTCGGCGCCGACGGCGAGCCCCTCGGCCTGGTGCCGACGCACCTCATGGTCGGCCCGAGCAACGAGAAGACCGGCCGGCAGATCGTCAAGGCGAGCCTCGTCGTCTCCGGCGGCGTGGCCGTCAGCAACGTCCACCAGGACGAGGTCGAGCTGGAGGTCAACCCGCGGCTGGTCGGCACCGCCGCCGGCTACTGGTTCCTGCTCTGCCTGAACCGCGGCTTCATGCCGGTCGCGGTCCAGCAGCGGGAGATCAACCCGCTGGTCGCCTATGACCAGGACCACGACCTCTGCGTCAAGGACCACAACGAGAACCACTACGGCCTCCACTACCGTGGCGCGTCCGTCGGGTTCGCCCCGCAGCTCGTGATCGGCAACTTCGCCTGACCATCCCCGCCCGGGGCGGCCGGATCTCCGGCCGCCCCAGGGCGGACTCTTCCCCCACCTGAAATCTGAAATCTTAAACTTGAGTTCCCCGCTATGGCATACGCGACAGCAGCCGAGTTGAGTTCCCGCCTCAGGCGCGCCTATGCCGCGCTGTACGGCGACGACGAAACCGGCGTCGTCGACGAGTCCCTCATGACCGCCGACCTGGACGCCGCCTCCGCCGAGATCGACGGCGCGATCGCCGCCCGCTATGCCGTGCCGGTCACCGCCGACGGCGCCCTGGCCCTGCTCAAGGCCTGGACCCTGACCCTCGCCGAGGAGCTGGCCTACAGCCGCTCCGGCGGGGCCGACCTGCCCGAGAAGGTCAAGGCCATGACCAAGAACGTCCGCGAGCAGCTCTCCCGCATCGCCGATGGAAAGTTTCGCCTGCCCGCCGATCCCGCCGAGTCCACCGGCGGCGCCGGCAGCGCCGTCCTCATCAAACGCGACCGCCCGGTCATGACGCGCAAGAAGCTCCAAGGATTCTGACCATGTTGGATGTCAAGATTGACAGCACCGACGCCGAGCGCGGACTTGCGAATCTCGCAGCCCGCCTGAAGCGGACGCGCCCGTTCATCAAGACCTGGGCAGGCAGGGTCGCCAGGCTCGCGCGGATGAACGCCCGCGCCAAGGGCGGCCGCTCGTTCTGGCGAGAGCTTGCCGACCGCACCGCCGTCACCATGGTCTCCGACGATTCCGCCATCGTCTACAACGATCACCCCGTCGCCGCCCACAAGCAGTTTGGCGGAACCATCCGGCCGAAGAACCGCCGCGCCCTCACCATTCCGATCTCCGACGAGGCGAAAGGCAAGACCGCAGGCGAGTTCGCGGCTGGCGGCCGCGACCTGTTCGTCCTGCCGTCCGACAAGGCCGACACCATCGGCATCCTGGGTTACGACGAGCCGGGCGTGGGGTTCCATCCGCTGTTCGTGCTCCGCACCAAGGTCACGCAGAAGCCGGATCCCTGGTTCCCGACCGTCCCCGAGATCGAGGGCATCGGCATCGGCGAGGCCCTGTGGTGGCTGGATCGCGAACTTCGCGCAGCCGGAAGGGGGATTTGACCATGGCCGCACGCACCCTGAACGAAATGGCCCAGGACCTCAAGGACCTGATCGAAACCGCCGCCATCTGCCGCGAAGTTCGCGTCGCCGCGATCACCAGCCATGAGCAGCTCTACAAGTTCATCCCGACGCTGTCCCGGCTGCCCGCCGCCGTCGTCTGCCTCGGCCCCGGAGACTACGATCCCACCGTCTCGGTCCGGGATGTCTCCCCCGGCATCCTCCTGGTCGCCCCGTTCGAAGCGACTGCCGAGAAGAAGGCTGTCGCCATCTGGACACTGCTCGACTCCGCCGCCGACCTCTTCATCCCCCCGAACGGGCCGCGCTCTGCCCTCAACATCAACGATGTCATCTACCGTCCCACGGGATTCCGGCCGGTCGCGGCCGATTCCACGTGCTCCGCATACCTTCTTGAGCTCGACGCACAACACGCAACGAAATAAACAGAAAGGCTGGGCTGAACCATGCCACGCACCGGAATCAACGGAAAGCTTTCCTACGGCATCGCCGGCAGCGCGGCTGCGACCGAGGCCACCAACGTCCGCGACGTGACCTTCGACCCGAAGCGGGACGAGGTCGACGCCACCACTCGCGCCCATGGCGGATGGAAGGCCTACCTCGGCGGACTCAAGGATTTCTCCATCGAATGGGAATCCAACTGGGACGCCGAAGACGCCTTCATCCTGGCCTGCCTGGCCTCGTTCCTCAACGGCACGGCCATCGCCCTCAAGTGCCTGGACACCACCGCTGGCGAGGGTGCCTTTGGCGACTTCCAGATCATGGGCCTCGCCCAGGCCCAGCCCAACTCCGGCGTCATGGCCGTGAAGATCACCGCTAAGCCCCACGCCGGGGCCGCAGGCCTCATGGTCTGGTCCGGCGGATCCGGCCTGCCGACCTAACCCACAACGAACCATCATCCAGGAGGATTGAACCATGCCCAGGATTGGAATCGAAGGTCGGCTGTACTACGGCGCCGCCGAAGCCCAGGCCGACACCCCCGCCGAGAACATCCGCGACCTCACCCTCGACCTCAAGGCCGACGAGGTCGACGCCTCCACCCGCGCCCACGGCGGATACAAGGCCTACTTGCGCGGCCTCAAGGACTGCTCCGTCGACTGGAAGATGAACGCTGACGGCTCCGACGCCTTCTATCAGGCCCTGCGCAACTCCTTCACCGAGGGAACCGCCATCGCCCTGGCCGTCCTTGACGAGGAGGGCGGCGCCGGCATCGACGCCGACTTCCAGGTCATCTCCTGCCCCCGCGCCGAGCCAAACTCCGGCGTCATGGAGATCACCATTGCCGTCAAGCCCCACGCCGACACCGACCGCACTGTCGAGTGGACCGCCACCGGCCCCAGCGACCCGGTATAAGGATCCCGATCATGCAGGTATTCCGCGACAACCAAGGACGCATCTGGACCGTGGCGATCGACGTCGCTGCGGTCAGGCGCGTCCGTGGCGTCGTCGGGGTGGACCTGTTCGAGGCCATTCACTCAAACCTGCTGAGTCGTTTCGGTTCGGATCTGGCCCTTCTCACCAACGTCCTCTATGCGGTCTGCCTGCCGCAGGCCGACCTGCGTGGCATGACCGACGAGGACTTCGGTGCGGCCCTGACCGGCAAGGGGATACTGCTGGCTGCGGCCGAGGCGCTCGATGGCGACATCCTGGCGTTCTTCCCGTCGCCGCGCCCCGGTGCTCCGAAGCCGAAGATCAATCGCCCGGTGCCGACCTCGGCGGAAATCTGGGAGATGATCTATCAGGCGGCCGGAAAGGTCGGTGTCGATCCCGGCCCGCTCACGCTGCGCGAGCTCCTGGAGATGGCCGAGGCACGAGGAGCCGAGGAATGGCGCCGCACATCGTCCCTGCTCGCCATGCTGTTCAATGCCCATCGTGATCCGCGTCGGTCGAACCCGGCTATGCCCGACGACTACAACCCGCATGCCCGCCGCAACGAGGATCAAGCCCAGCTCCTGAAGATCCCGTCGAAGATGGCGAACAAGCTCATGTTCGAGGCTATCGGCGGCGGCAAGAAGAAGCGGAGGGCATAGGTCATGGCCACTGAAATCAGAGCTGGAAGAGTATGGGTCGAGGTCACGGCGAAGACTCAGTCTGTGTCCGGGCCCCTGACAAAGCTCAAGGCGAACCTGGCATCCCTGGGCGGCAGCATCCGGGGCTTGTTCAACCTGCCCAACATGGTGCTCGGCGGGACCCTGGGCCTGATCGCCAAGAAGGCGATCGATGCGGCCGCCGCCTTTGAGCAGACCCGTGTCTCGTTCACCAACCTCATGGGCGATGCCGACCGCGCCACCGCTCTCCTCTCCGACCTTGAACGGTTTTCCTCCGTGACGCCGTTCGAGCCGGAGGCGGTATATGCCGCAGGCCGCGCACTCCTGGCCTACGATGTCGAGGCGGGACAGGTGATCGATACTCTCCGCGTCCTGGGTGACATCTCCGCTGGCACGGGCAAGCCGCTGCAAGAACTGGTGAACATCTATGGCAAGATGAAGACCAAGGGGCGGGCTCAGGCGGAGGAGCTCAATCAACTTGCCGAAGCGGGAATACCGATCATCGCCGCCCTGGCAAAGCAGTATTCCGTCACCTCGGAAGAGATCTTCAAGATGGCCTCCGCCGGTCAGATCGGCTTCGCTGACGTAGAATCCGCACTGGGTGCCATGACCGCCGAAGGATCCAAGTTCGGCGGCATGATGGAAGCTCAGTCGCAGACGCTCAATGGCGTCATGTCCACCCTCAAGGGCAACATCACCGCCGCCGCAATAGCATTCACGGAAGCCTGGCTGCCTGCGTTGAAGGCGGTGGCGGGCGCCGCCAATACAGTGGCGCTGTCCCTCCAGGACATCAACAGGGCAAAGAAGGATGCCGCCGACGCAAAGATCCAGAAGGATGGCGGGGCAGGGATGTTCGATGCCTTGGTCGACACCGTGGCCGACGGGCAGGTGTTCGGCTCCAGCCGGGGCGCCAAGATTTACAACCGCACCGTCGGCCTGGTCCCGGGACTCCTGGCCAAGGGAGCTCGGGGCCTGGGGCTGGCCGGAACCCAGTCCGAGGGCGAAGTGCTCACCAGCCAAGTCGGTCTCGGTTACGAGGTGGACGCAGCACGGCAGAAGAAAGCCGCCAAGGCGGCTCAAGACAAGGCCGATGCCCAGGAGAAGGCGGATCTGGCTGCCTCTCAAGCCAGGGTGTCCGCCGAGAAGGAGGCGGCAACGTTGGATGGAATGGTCTCGCAGCTCCAGGAAAAGCTGACCATCCAGCAGATGCTCAATGCGGGAAAGGAACGCGAGGTCGCCGTCACGAAGGCTCTCGCCGATGCCCAGAAGGCGGTCGGCCGCGAACTGACCGCCCAGGAGTCCGCCAAGGTGGCGGGGGCTGCCGGCAGTCTCTATGATGCGTCCTCCGGAGGCAACGCCGCCGAGGTGATCACCAAAATGCAGGAGCAGCTCGCCATCCAGCAGATGCTCAACGACGGCAAGGAGCGCGAGGTCTCCATCATGAAGGCCCTGGAGCATGCCCGGGATGCCGCCGGTCGCGACCTTTCTGGCGATGAACGGTCGCGGGTCGAGGCCGTGGCCAGCGCCCTGTTCGATGCCCGCAATGGAGTCAAGGACGCAGGCAGCCAGCTCCAGGTGGCCGGATCCTTCACCGCCGACGCCCGCATGTTCGGGGGCGGGGCGGCGGCCGACCGCACCGCCAAGGCCACTGAGGAAGTATCCCGCAACACCAGGAAGACTGTCCAGCTTCTCCAGTCCGGAGGAACCACGTTCTCATGAGCATCACCTTCCAGGCAGGGTATTTTGATTGGCAGGGGGCCGTCGACAACGATGGCAAGTTCACCTCCGCATCCGTCCCATGGTTCTGCTTCGGCACCGACGACGAGGAGGAAGCCCTCGCCGCCGCCGTGGACGAGACCCCCGACGAGTTCAACGGCCTCCCGCGCACGTCCATTGAGTTTGCCGACCGCATCAACGAGAATGCCTGCAAGCTCCTCGTCCAGTACGCCGGCGCGAATGGCGGCGGCAGCACCAGCGATGAGGCCGCCGAGTCCATCTCCTTCGACACCACCGGCGGCACCCAGCACATCACCCAGTCCCTGCTCACCAAGGGCCGTTATCCGACCGGCGGGGGATCCGGGGACGCGCCAGATCTCGGCGGTGCCATTGGCTACGACGGCGAGCAGGTCAACGGCGTTGACATCGCCATGCCAAACCTCTCCTTCTCCCTCTCCCGCATCGTCGCCGCCAGGGAGATCACCACCCCCTTCCGCCTCGCTTTGGCCGCCATCACCGGCAAGGTAAACTCCGCCGTCTGGAAGGGGTACGCCGCCGGGGAGATCATTTTTCTCGGCGCAGCCGGCGGCGGACGCATCGACCAGCCCATCGAGATCACCTATCGCTTCGCCCATTCCCAGAACCGCGACTCCTTCACGGTCGGTGAAATCTCCGTCCCCGGGAAGCTCGGCTGGGAATACATGTGGGTTCGCTACGCGGACAAAAAAGACACCGGGACGAATTCCATCGTCCGCAAGCCAGTCGCCGTCTACATCGAGCAGGTCTACGAGACTGCGGATTTCGCAGCCCTCGGATTGGGGAGATAGTCATGGCCGCTACACTCAAATATGTCCAGAGGGGACAGAAGTTCCACCCCCCGGCGGACGATTGGAACGCGTTCTGCGACGCCGCCCGGGCGCACCGCGCCGGCATGACCGACATCGGCTCCGGATTCTCCCCGCGAAGTTCGCAGGGGGCCGCCGCCGTCCGCGTCCGCAACGATGCCGCAGCAGACCTCGACCAGTTCGCCCCCGTCATCCTCGACGACATCCTCATTTCCTTCGCCGACAACGAGGACGAGTTCCGCCATCGCCCGCCCGTGTTCTCTGCCGTTGCACCGACCGCGCTAAACCTCGGCAAGCCCCTTGCAATCCTCCAGCAGCCGCTCGCCGATGAGGCCATGGGCAAGGCACTGCTCTCCGGCGTCACCCCCGCCCAGGTCGCCGTCTCCGACGAATCCCACCAGTATGCCACCGTCTCCGCCACTGGCCTCGTCTCCGCCCCCGCCGGGCCGCTCCGCATCCTCTGGAAGGCCGCCGGCACCGGATCACGGTGGGCGGTGATCCTGCTCCAGCCTCGCGAGCTGCCCCCGTATCCGGACGATGATGGCTCCTATGTGCTCCTGCTGACGGTCGATTCCGGAGAGCCCGCCATTGAGTGGGTCTCCGTCGCCGAATTTGAATGTCCCGAGGAGGAGGCATAGCCATGGGCCCGTTCCACCTCATGTCCGGCAGGCGTTTCCCGGCGCGGATCGTCGACGGCAAGCTCACGCCGATGCTAGTCTCGCAACAGGACTTCGAGGAGTGCTGTTGCGTGGAAATTCCCGAGTACATTCGCATCTGGAACCTGACCCTCAAGACCCGCCATGCGGTGATAAACGCAGATGGGAGCTGGTCCTACAGCTCTGAGTGTGTGTCGAACGCACGCTCGACAACCCACGGGCTCGGGGCCAAGTTTGTAGCCGCCTCACCGGGTGTCCCCGCCGGTTGGTATTATGACAATTCGGTCGGCAATCCCTTTGGTCAGGCGACGGCCGGGTATCTGTCTCAAAACCGCATCTACATATCCTCTGAGTCAAGTAGCCCGCCCGGACAGATATCCACCGACTATTGCTACAGCCCCACGGGGGGCACAGTTTATAGCTCAAACGTCACCATCCGGCCCACGTGCTTGTTCAGCACCATATACAGTCAAGAGAATGAACCCATGAAATGGTACACGCGCTGGCAGATCAATGGGGCGAACTTCACCTATAGCCCCAAGCGCCCATTCAGCAACCTGGAGCCAGCGGGGCCAGTGGGAACATACGATCACGCCGCCCTCGTCAACTCCACCCTTCCAGGGTTTACCACAAACGGTGTATATCCCGCCAATGACGTGCAGTACGATCAAACCGTCGGTGGCGTCCGAACAGTTGGTGGTTTCTCTTTTGCTCCCCCGATTGTAACCGCGGCAACCTTCTAAGTTGGAGACAACCATGGCCTGCTGCGGAGACAACATCAAGCCCACCGCGGCACATTCTCGGGGCATCCCCTCCGAGCCGCCGTGTCTGGAGTGTACGGAGAAGCATCTAGGCACGGCCGAGGTGCTGCTGGGCGAGGTTTTCGACGGCCACCCGGGGCATCTCAAGGCCATCGGTAACCTTCGGCTTGCCGAGGAGCATTCGATGCAATGGCCTGAGCTGCACGATGCCATCCGTGCGGCGCGGCGTGGTTATCAGCTCCGGCGCGAAATGCCAAACTGGGCCGAGTTGGAACGCATGATACTCGAATTGCACGAAAAGGGAGCAAACTAATGCAAGACATCATCGTCTACCTTCGGGCCGACGACGTGGCCGCGGTCGTGGTTGACCGGCACAACCAAAAGGCCACGGCCCCGACAATCACCCGCGGGCTTCGTCCGCGCCTGTGCTTGCGCCTGCTCCATGGTGCAGGCACCCCGTTCGCCGTTTCTGAGCTGGACTATGCCTCCTGGGACTTCGTGCTGGCCAGC